ACGTTGAAGTGACGGTGGACATTTCGGAGTATTGCCCGATGCCCGATCAATTCGGCACGTCGGATCACATCTCCATCGACGAAGAGGGCGCAACGCTCTATGTCGACGACCTGAAATACGGTAAAGGCGTCAAAGTCTCCCCGGAAGAAAACTGGCAGGCGATTGCCTACGCGCTCGGTTCGCTGATTTGGCTTCGTCGCAAGCATCCGAAGATTTACGCTAAGATCAAGCATGTCGTGATCGGCATTTATCAGCCGAGACTCGACAACATCGACGAGTGGATCACGACGGTCGAGCATGTCTTGGAACTCGGCGAATACATTCGCGAACGTCTGGCGATTGCCTGGTCCGACGAGGCCACCTTCAATCCGAGCAAAAAGGCGTGTCAATTCTGCAAGGTGGTTCCGTGCGAAGCGGAAATGAAATACATCAGCGACGAATTGATCGACGGCCTTGACGTCGAAGAGCCTGTGACGGCCGAGGTCGTCGAAAGCCGATATCTTCTGAGCCCGGAAGAAGCTGAGGAATTGTGGCTCAAGAAAGGATGGTTCGACAACGCCTTTCGCAAGTTGCACGACTATCTATTTCGCCGCATTTCCGACAATAATTCGTCGACGTTGCTGCGCATGGGCGAAGGTCGCGCGACACGGTATTGGAAAAACGAACAGAAGGCCGAGGAACTGCTTGAAGAATTCGGCGTGGAGCATTTGTATTCCCAGAAATTCAATTCGCCCGCACAAGCGGAAAAGAAACTCACCAAAAAACAGAAGGAGGTCATCGCACCTTTGATCGGCAAGAAACCAGGCGCCCCGCGACTTGTGCCCGCGAAGAGCGAACACCGTGATTACGGTAGCCAGCTTACGGATGACTTGGATAACCTGGATGATGATCTGGGTCTCGACTAAATTCGATAACCGATAAACGAAAAGAGGGTATTTCCCATGAGCAAGACCGTAGGCAATGTGACTTTCCGCGATGACGGCACCATTCTGATTCGCATGGTACGGGCGTCCTATTGCTTCCCGTTCGAACCTCGCGAACAGACGAGCGATGACGGCAAGGTGACGCGGAAATTCCAGTGTACGGGCATCCTGCCCATTCGCGACGAGAAGCACGGACTCGACAATCGCGAGGCCATCAAGGCGCTGAACGAGCATTTCCAGGGCATCGCTGTCGATCACTTCAAGAAGAAGATTCCGCAGGATAAATACGCCTTCCGCGACGGTCGTCCGACCGAGAAGGAAGAGTATGCGAATTCCTTCATCATCGTGGCTTCGCAGACGGCTGACCGTCCGCCTAAGGTTGTCGGCCGCAATCCCAAGAAGCTCCTGACCGCCGAATCTGACCCGACTGTGTATTCCGGTTGCTGGATTAACATGATCATCAACCCGTGGGTCCAGAAGCCGAACCCGGCCAAGAACATCGGCGCACGGGTGAACGCCAATCTGCTTCTGATCCAGTACGTGGAAGAAGACGACGCGTTCTCGTCGGAAATCAAGGTCGATCCGACCGAGGCGTTCGAAGATATCAGCGGCGGCGAGGGCGACGGCGGCTCGGACGATGGCTTCGATCTGAACGACGATGGCGACGGGCTCGGCCTGGACTGAGTTTGACTTGTCCGGTAAAGCCAGCGAGAGTGCGGGGGCCGGCGTCGTGACGTCGCCGGCTTCCCCGTGACAGAGGTTTTGCCGCAACAGGTCCACTCCCGACTGTTGCGGCTTTTTTATGGTGCATTCCATGCGACCCGATGATTATCTACATCTTGACTGGGAAACTCGGTCCAAAGTCGATCTGACGAGGGTTGGAACGGTCAAGTATGCGAAACATCCCAGCACGAAAGCGCTGATGCTCGCGTGGGCGTTGAATGAAGAGCCGGTACAGCAATGGTTTCCGCTTACGCAGCCGATGCCGCCGCGTCTTAAACGGCTATTGAGCGACGAAAAGATCAAATGCGCGGCACACAATTACCGATTCGAACGTAATATCTTTTTCTATAAGTTCGGCATCGACATTCCTATCCGCCGCTGGATAGACACGATGGTCATGGCCTATCGTCTATCGTTGCCGGGTAAATTGGAAACGCTGGGCGACGTCATTGATATCGAGGACGCGAAGAAAGACAAACGTGGTGACCGTCTTATCCATCTGTTCTGCGAACCGCGCACAAAATCCCAACGTAAAAAGAATTCCGAGTGGATATTCAACGACGAAACCACTCATCCCGTCGAGTGGAAAGAATTCTGCGAGTACAACCGCCAAGACGTCGTAGCGGAGCGAAAGATATTCAACGTCCTTCGTAAATTTTATGTGCCGAGTATTGAAGACGATATTTGGTATCTCGACGAAGAGACGAATGATCGCGGAATGCCGATCGACGTCGAGTTCGTTCGATGCGCCGTCGCCATGGTGGATAAAGTCCACGGCAAATACATGGCACGTATGCGAGAGCTGACCGGGCTCGATAATCCGAACTCCGGTACGCAGCTATTGCCGTGGTTGGTTGAACACGGATATCCCTTCAAGAACCTGAAAAAAGCGTCCGTCGAGGCGGCGAATAAGGATTTCGATTTAGGCGTTGCCGGAAATGAAGTAATCAAATTGCGTTTGGCCGTGTCCAAGACGTCGGTCGATAAATACCGTCAAATGCTGGAAATCGAGGACGAAGGACGGCTGCGCTACTGTTTCCAATATGGCGGGGCGCAACGGACGCTTCGCTGGGCCGGTCGCAAGCCGCAATTGCAGAATCTCCCGTCTCGGTTTGATGACGTATGGGTCGACAACCTGGACGAAGTTCGCCAACTGATCTTCGACGGCAACGACGAATGGATCGAGTTGATGTATGGCGACCCGCTCGATGCGCTCTCGGCATGCGTTCGGACGGCCATCGTTGCACCGGAAGGGAAGATTATCGTCTGCGCTGACTTGAGTTCTATTGAGTCGCGCGGCGTAGCGCTTCTCGCGAAATGCCGGAAGATGATTGAAGTGTTCGACTCCGGCAAGGATATGTATAAGGTCTTTGCATCCGGCCTCTTCGGTATTCCGTATGACGCGGTTACCAAGCATCAGCGCACATTCTGTAAACCTCCGGTGCTGGGAAGCGGCTTCGGCCTGGGTCCGGGTGAAATACTCGGCGAATACCCGCTTGAAGAGCGTACCGGCCTGGTTCGCTATGCCCATGACATGGGTATCGACATGACGGTTGAAGAGACGACCAAGACCACGAAATTCTTCCGAGACGAATACGTCGAGGTTCCGAATTGCTGGTACGCCCTGGAAAATGCGGCGGTCAAGGCTATTCAGACCAAACAGCGTCAACGCGTCGTTGCGAGGCACCCGGTAACGGGCGAATACGATGCTTATCCGCTAGACGTTTGGTTCGATATGGTTGGCCCGTTCCTCCGCATGGAACTGCCTTCCGGTCGATTCCTCTATTATCTGCGTCCGCGTCTGAAAAGCGTCACCCGTAAATCGAAGTTCGGAAAGCCCTATACGAAATACGAAATCAGTTACGAAGGATTCAATCTCAAGAAGAAGTGGACCCGCATTAAGACATATGGCGGCAAGTTCATCGAGAACTTGGTTCAGGCTTGGGCTCGCGATATTATGGCCTTGGGAATGCTTCGGGCAGCCAAACGCGGGTTCATTCTCCTTGGATCAGTGCATGACGAACTCATTGCGCTGGTCAAAGAGGCGTTCGGAGAGCGCGCGGTTAAAATCCTCTGCGACATGCTGACGGCCGAAGCTTCTGATTATGTCGAAGGATGGGATATCGGTATACCGCTCAAAGCAGCGGGCTTCTGTTCACCGTATTACAGGAAATAAGCCATGAACGTTCAAGTCTCCGACAAAGCGTATGCAGGAATAGGATCGAGGGAGACGCCGATTGAAGTGTGCAAGGTTTTCATGCAAGTCGCGAAGGCGCTTTCCGATAAAGGCTACACGCTTCGATCTGGGCACGCGGATGGTGCGGACATGGCATTCGAACGAGGAGCCACTAAGAAGCAGATATTCGTTCCTTGGGAAGGGTTCAACGGGAGCGATTCCCGGTTTTTCTGCATTTCCGAGGGAGCAAAGAAGATAGCGTCGAAATACCATCCGGCGTGGTCACGTTGTTCGCAGGCAGCTCAGAAGCTACATGCACGCAACGTATTTCAGATACTCGGCGAGAAGTTGGACAGCCCCGTCGAATTCGTCTTGTGCTGGACTCTAGGCGGATCAGGAAAAGGAGGTACAGGGCAGGCCATTCGCATTGCCACGGATTACTGCATACCGATAATCGACTTCGGCCGATGGTCGCCCGGTTCCCTGGAAGGCGTCACAGAACTCCGGAAACTTCTCGGCGCCGCAAACCATGGATGAAGCCCAGTTCGATGCCAAACGAGAAAAGTTCCTCAGTCAGATCGACCTTCAAAATGATCCGCTTGAGAAGAAAATTGAGGAAGCCTGGAACAAGATAGCCAAAAAGCAGGGATGGGTTGTTCGCAAGATGAAAAATCGTGACGAGAACTCAGACCCGGATCGCATGTATATGCGCAACGGGGAGATGTTTTTCATTGAGTTCAAACGACGCGGAAAAGTACAGACGGACGCGCAGAAACTCAAAGCGAGAGAAATCATGGAAAAAGGTGGCTTCAAAGTTTACGTCATTGATGTTGTAGATAAGCCTCTTGCCGAGTTGATGTTCTTATGATCCTTGCCGAGAAAGGAGATGTTCCGTTTTTCAAGTACCAACGGGCGGCTTATGAGTTCGCAAAGGACAAAATGAAATGTGCGTTGCTCATGGATATGGGTCTAGGCAAAACCCGTCCTACCGCTGCGCTTATTGCAGACCGTATTTACGAATTCGCCAAGCGGGCTCCGGTTCTCGTAGTAGGACCTAAGCTCGTTATTGAGGATACTTGGCCGGAAGAATTAAAGAAGTGGAAATATACTCGGAACCTCTCTTTTGAAGTATTGAATGGAACGGAACCGCAGATATTTGAGAAGATGGTGAAGCGGGGCGTGGACGTTCATCTCGTTTGCGTCGATCGCATGCACATCCTTCTCAAACGTCGAATGATGCCGAAATACAGCTTGGTCGTACTCGACGAAGGTCAGAAGCTCCGAAACCCGGATACGCGGCGGTGGAAAGCGGCAGAATTGATTACGGCATTCGCGGATTCGATCATCCTACTGACGGGAACCCCGGCACCGAATGGACTTCATCAATTGTGGGCTCCGATGAAACTGCTAGACGGAGGAAAGCGTCTCGGCACCACGCAAAAAGCATTCCTCAGTAAATGGTTTACGGTCGATAATGAAGGTCGTCACATAACGGCCAAGAACAACGCAGCGAAAGAACAGATTCAGAATCGGTTGAAGGATATTTGTTTCACGCTTTTGGCCGAGGACTATCAAACGCTCCCCGAGTTGTTCATCAACGATATCGGCATCGACATGCCGGCAAAACTGTTGAAGACCTACGAAAGGTTTGAGGAAGAGGCCGTCTTATCGCTTCCCGGCGTCGAAGAAAGGTTCACCGCCCTGAATGCGACGTCCCTCTATCAAAAGCTCACGCAATTTTCGAACGGAGCCATCTACGACAAGGAAAAGAAGTGGCATGCCGTTCACGATCTGAAACTAGAGGCGCTGGATCGCGTTATTGACGAAGCATTCGGCGACAACGTATTGATCATTTACCAACACCGATCCGATCTGCAGCGGATACTCGATCGGTACGGGAAGCGCGCGGTATGGCTCAAGGATAAAGCCACCATTGCACGCTGGAAAGCCGGAGAAATAGAGTTAGGGGTAGGTCATCCCGCGAGTATCGGTATTGGCACGAACCTGCAGAGCGGGGGCCGTATCGTGGCGTGGTTCGGTTTGACGTGGAACCTGGAAGACTATCTGCAAACGAACAAACGCATATGGCGTACCGGACAAACGAGACCCGTGATGTTGCATCGGATATTCTGTCGGGCTACCGTAGACGAAATTATCATCAAGTCACTTCGCCGGAAGGACGCAACACAAAGGGAGCTTATGGTTGCCATGAAGCACAACATTGATGCCGTATTGAAGAGGGCTGCCTAAATGTTTTCAGTTTGGGGCGAACTAACCCATGCTGTTTTTTCGGCCATGTGGGTTTCCTTGAAGAAATGGTGGAGAGCAGCCTAATGCGCGATGAAGAGGTTGCCCTGGAAGACGAATTCGATTTCGGATTTACCTTGTCGCGTCTTGCATGGGTTTTCGGCGTTGAACTGAAAGACGTTAAGCGCTTCATGAAGGACGTAGAGCCGGACGATACGCGCAACGGTCAGTCGATATGGAGGATACCCACGGCGGCGCCGTATCTCATGTCGCTTGAAAACGTCGACATTGAACCGCGTCTGCGGAAGATGCGCCCTTCCGACTTGCCACCCTCGCTGCAGAAAGAAGTCTGGACAGCGCTCAATCTGCGGCAGAAATACTACAAGGATCGTGGCGATACCTGGGCGACGGGTCGCGTATATGAAGCCATCACGTCGATCGAGAAAATCGTTCGCAATACGGCGCAGTTGTTCGTCAGTTCGCTCGATGGTCGCATCGAGCTGTCGGCGAAAGTTCGCGATGCCCTGCAGGCCGAGATGGACAAAATGCAGCGCGAGATAAAGGACCGGATCATCGACGAGTTCAGTGACTACGATCCCACAAAAGACCACGGCGATAACTTGGAACTTATTTATGGCAGCAGTCCCGCAGCATTTGACCCATCTTCCGGACGACGCACTGAGATTATTGGGGGCGATGGCGGCGCAGAAGAAGGCGACTCTTGGCTCGATGATTTGTGAGATAACGGAGTCGGCGTTGCAGCCATCTGAGCGTATTTCCGTTTCGGAGTCGGCCGAAAAATATGTTCGATTAAACAATCCGGGATCGTATCAAGGCCCGTGGCAAAATTCGAAAGTACCTTATATGGTGAAGCCGATGGACATACTGGCTTCGCGTGAGAAGGAGGCTGAGATATTCGTCGGACCATCGCAATCCGCCAAGACGGCAAGCTTGGTGCTGAATTGGATGGCGTACACGGTGATGTGCGATCCGATGGATTTCATCCTGTACGAGAAATCCCAAACAGCAGCAAAAGATTTTTCCATGCGACGTGTCGATCGTCTGCATCGCGATTCTCCCGACATTCGGGCAATGATGCTGAATTTCGGAAAATCAGGGGACAACGTTTTCGACAAGCGTTACAAAAACGGCGTGTTGCTCACGCTCTCGTATCCAGCCATTAACGAAATGTCTGGGCGTCCGGTTCCTCGCGTGGCGTTGACCGACTACGACCGCATGAATGACGACGTGGAAGGAGAGGGTTCGCCTTTCGACGTAGCCCGTGCGCGTATCCGGTCATTCAAAAAAGCCGGCAAGATCATGGCCGAGTCGTCGCCCTCGCGGGATCAGCTCGACCCGCATTGGCGAAAGCCAGACATGAACAAGCATCGTGGTCCGCCGTGCGGCGGCATCGTCGGCCTCTACAACCGAGGCGACATGCAACGTTGGTACTGGCCCTGCATGCAATGCGGGATATATTTCGAAGGCAGCTTTATGCACTTGAAATGGCCTGAGTCGAAGGACATTATGGAAAGCGCCGAAGGCTGTTACATGATGTGCCCGACATGCGCTGGCGTGAATACCTTCGATCAGCGCGAGGAAATGAACGGGGAAGGCCGCTGGCTCGGGCCGCACCAATCGGTCGAGAAAGGCAAGGTCATCGGTCGGAGTATTTCCAGCGATATTGCATCGTTTTGGCTCAAGGGTCCGGCCGCGACTTTCGCGACCTGGCCATCGCTCGTGAAGAAGTTCATTGAGGCCACTCAGGATTATGAGTCGACCGGATCGCAACAGGCGCTCAAAACCACGATCAATACGGATCAAGCCGAGGTCTTCACTCCGCACGGTTTGGAGACAGTCACAACGGCCGAGGAACTAATGGGGGAAGCCGTGGAGCTACCCCGGCAGCAGGTCCCCCTCTCGGTGCGCTTCTTGCTGGCTCAAATCGACGTTCAGGGCGGTCACTGGGTCGTCCAGGTTGTCGGGATTCAGCCGTCCGAGGTAGGTTTGCATTTCGACCTGGTTTTCATTGACCGCTTCAAGATCGACAAGTCGGACCGCATCGACGAAAACGGCGATCGAAAAGATACCCGTCCATCTGCCCACCCCGAAGATTGGGA